GATGATGGCTCTGCTACCTGCCATATTGATATGGATGAAGAAACTAAGACATTCTTAATTAACCTTGGTTTTGTTCAAGTGTTAAAGAATGGTGCAAAAGAATTTGAAACGGAGTTTATTAAAGATGAGTGCATTGAATAGTCAGCAAGGTGGAAGTCATTACAAGGATATGCTTATTCAGCCAGTAGAGTTTATTGTAAAGAATAACATTCAATTCTTAGAGGCTAATGTAATTAAGTATGTGTGTAGGCATCGTAATAAGAATGGGCTAGAGGATTTGAATAAGGCAATTCACTATTTAGAACTAGCAAAGGAGCTGTATTATGGCAACAGTTAAAGAACTTGAGCAAGCAATTTGTGATGCTGATTGGTGTGTAAGTAATACTGATTCTTTTGATATATTATATTGTTTTCGTAATCAATTAAAATCAGAGCAAATGGCTAAATCTTATTTGATAATAAAAGAAATATTGGAGCGTAATAATGGCAACTACTAATCCGATAACAGGCGACTTAATGATTAACAAAACGTTATCAAAAGAAGGTGAGGATAACTTTGACAAAATCTTTGGAAAGAAAAAAACAAATGGAGGATGGACACCACCTCCGATTGACGCTTATGAGCAAGAACAAAGACTTGAAGACATTGCAAAAGGAAAACTCAAGTCTGATAATGGATAATAGAAGATTGCGAGCAAAGTACCAAGAATACAGAGAAAAGTATGATAATCTGCTCGCTCTATGTTTAAAGAATTAACGGTTGCAAACGTAGGCTGTAATTTCCATGCCTAGACGAATTTCAGTAGCAGCTGGTTTAGTCCACATAATTATCTCCTAGTTATTAGCTCATTATTGAGCGTGACTCATATTACCATAAACTAGGATTTTTCGAATCGGCACGATAATGAATATAGGCTAGGTAAAACCTTTAAATTGATTGGTGGTAGTTTTATAGAATGCCAGTTAATCACTAAATATACCTCAAGTGTTGTTTAAACGCGCTTTAATTGATGTTTTAGACGTTTTTCTACTAAGCTGATAGTAGCACATTAAAACTTAAAAATAATCGCTTAAAACGCTTCCTATGCGGTCATTTTTTGAGTGATAAGTACATTCTTTCACCAATGACAAAACTCATACACGCACCTGACAAATCTAACATCATTAAAACGATATTTTGCTCAACAGATGGAGTAAATACTGCAAAAATGGTAGCAAGCCAAATAATTAAGATTGCAATGTAGCGGAATGATGACCTCATATCTGTCACCCAGCGTGAAGGTTCACCACTAGGTTTATCAATTTCAGCTAATGCTTGTAAACGAGCAGTTTCAGCTTCCATTAACTTGATACGTTCATCTACGTTTTGTGGAGTACCACCTGCACCACCTGTTACTTTAGCAAATAGTCCACGAATACCATCAGCAAGTGTTGGCATTAAAGCTGGAAAAATTAAAGATGCTAAACCTGAAAACATATTTACTCCTTAAATTCTGAATATGATGCTACGCCATTATTAAATGTAGCTGTTAAGAATTGATTGCGCATTTTAGGGTCAAAAGATATATGTACCCATGTTCCTTCGCAGATACATTGGTCACATTTAATTCCATGACGTTTAAGTGTTCTTACTATTTCGTTTGGATTTCCAAAATTTGAAGTGAAGTCGGCAGCGTATCCATCCATGTGAGCTGATTTGCTTGAACCACCAATAAGTTTGTTAAGCTCATAAGAACGATAGCCAGAACTAATACGTATAGGATAAAGGAGAATTGCTCTGACTCTTTCAAGTCCTTCAGCCAAAGTTTTAAGGTTTCTTTTAACTGCTTCAGATGGCTCATTGTTGATTCCTTTACGTATTGCAGTTTGAGAGAAGGTTAATTCTTCCAAAGTAAAATGCTCTGTTAGCTTCAATCATCACCTCGTATAAACTTTAAATCATCATCGTCTAACTCACCGATTAAATCTGTTCCAATAAATTCACATTCATTACAGACATCAATTTCTATTTCATCATCTTCTATATCAAAGGGCTGACCGCACCAATTACAAATACTTATTTTCATTTTCCACTCAAAAAGTAGTTAGCAGGAAATCGACTGTGGTCACCACCAGCCCACATAATAATAATTTCATCTTTTTCGTGAGTAAAACAACCAAATAGATATTGACCATCAGCTCTAATAGCTACAGCACCATAAGGAAAGTCTTTTTTAAGATGTTTAATAGGACAAGGTACGTTAGAGATACGGACAACTACATTATCGTTGAATTGATACTCAAGCCATTTATCTTCAGCATTTGCCGTAGATATAAAAAAACCGCACAAGGCGGCTATTAAGTATTTCATACTATTCTCCATATTTGGATTTAAGATACTTCAAGGTAAGTGGAAGCTCGTCAAATCTACCATCGTGAACATCATATAGCATATAACAGCCACGGAAATGATTATTTCCTTGTGGTCCAAGATAAGCCTCCTCATGTTCGTAACAACTCCCTACAATTAGCCCAGTCATCTCTGTACCATCAGCTCGCATACCATAAGCAATCTGACGACCTTGTTGATGCCCTGCAATACAACTCATGTGTTTCTTAGTTAAAAGTGCTTGAGCAGTAGTGATAGGACGACCCATAGTGCCGCTAGTAAAGTAATGTGAATAAGCAATACCATCTATAGTAACTACTTCAAGAAAAGGATGTACTTGCCAATCTTGATACGGTAAATCATCAGTAGTAATAAGCCCGTCTAGTTTTCTATCATCGTTAATAGCACGATTGATACGGTCTTCATGATTACCTAATAATAAGTGCATCTCTGGACGATACATCTTCTCTTTAAATCGTCTAGCACGTTCATTAAACTCAAATAGTGGCTTTAGAAGTGCATCCATCGCATCTCTAGCAGCCCATAAGTCTTTATTGTAACTACGACCTTCAAATGACTTTTTACCTACGTCATAAGAAGAAAGGGACTCCATATCAGCGAAGTCCCCTAAACATACAATTACATCTGGCTTTTTAGCAACAATATACTTACCTATACAAGTTAAGAATGAAAAGTCATTTCCATCTTTTGCTTGCACATCAGGTAATACGAAATGCGTTCTAGTCTTGTTTGTCAACTTTCGACTCCAGCCTGTCAAAGATTTTATCTAACATAGTTTCAATCTTTTGTAAACGGCTGTCAAGCTCGGTTTTTTTAACATAAGTTGTTGGTAAATCTACTTCTATGTCTTTTAAATCTTCTTTAAGAGCATTTACTGCATCCCATAGTGTTTTAGCAAACCATCCGAGAACAGCAAGTAACGTTCCAACAATGTAATTAAATAAATCCTGTTCCATGCTATTCCCCAAATATGGCTTCTTTTGCTAGTTCCAATGCGCCAAGAAGATTGATGATTGGATATTCTCCAGGGGTAACTATTTCTACATTACCTTCATCATCAATCAAAATGGCTAACATTCGCTTGTTATGGATGTTTTCACGAATAATCGCTACTTGCTCGTCAAACTCAGTAAGTTTTGATTTAATCGTTACGACTTCCATTATTGTTCCTCAGTATTTAAAAGACCTTGATAGGGAACAAATGCTTTGGTAACAGGTTTATATTGTGGCTGAACATATCTTTGTTGAAATGGTGCAGATTCCATCAAATAACGACTACCAACACGTGCAAAAGGCAATCCTAATAACAATGGATTAGCAGAGCCAGCACCATAAGCACCACCAATTACATCATAAATGCTAAATGGATTTGGTTGTTCTGTAACAGGCTTATTAACACGTGGGAATGTTTTAGCAAATTTACCAGCTAAAGCCAAGTCTCCACTAATAGGAACATTCTTATCAAGTTGTTTCCCAATTGCTTTAGCATCAACCATTCCAGTAATAGGATTTGTTGCTTTTTCTACTGTATAAATCTTAGCAATTTCTTGTCTAGCTTTACGAAGTTGATTAAGCAATTCAGGTTGATTATTTTGTTTTGCTAATGTTTCTAACTGATTTTCTAAAGATGTAACACGATTATCAGCAGCCATAGCAGCATTACGTGCTTGTGTTGGTTTATCTGTGCCAAAGTTAAATGATTTCCATGCAGAACGAGCATCATCACGAGCCAACTTAATTTCTTCAATCAATTGAGCGCCAGATTTAAATACAGGTTCTGTTTGCTTACCGCCAGTTGCTAATGATTTTGTAGTTGTTTCTGCTACTTTACCAGCAGGTAATTCAGATGCTTGTTGATATACTGAACCTGCATTTTCACGCAATGTGTCAAATGTATCTGTTGTTAATGGTGTTCTTTCATCAACGCCTAAATATTTACGAGCCAAACTATTTGTAACTTGTGTGTTTTTCGCACTAGCTAATTCTTCAGCTTTAAATTTTCCAGATACTGTTTCCATTGCTCTAGGTATTTTGCCAGCACCAATATCAC